AAGAACTCAATACATTGAACCAGGTGACTATACAATAATAGTTGGTGGTATGTATAAACCTACATCCACTATGGGAAAATTAATTTATAAAATTCAGATATAGTAGTTTTTTTTCTTTTGGTATTTAATATTTATGTTCGAAAGTTATAATAACTTTCCCGTACTTATCATTAAAAAACCAGGAGAACAACAAATGAAGCGACTAATTTGTTTAATACTAATGGGCGTGTTGACCGCCCAAAACTCGTCTTTCGGTGAGAGTCAACTTCCAAAGATGACATCACCATTTGAAATCGACTATTTAGATTTACCATATCCAGATACTTCAAAATATAAGGGAAAAGTATTGGTAAAATTTATAGTAGATGAAAGAGGAAAAGTTATAAACCCAGAAATAATAGATACTTTTGATATAGAGTTAAACGATGCAATAATAGATAGAGTTATGGCAATAAAGTTTAATCCAGCAAAACAGAATGGTAGACCAGTAAGAGTTCAATATAATCTACCAATACTTTTTCAATAATCTTAAGCAAAAAAAAGGGGAACATTAGTTCCCCTTTTTCATTATCCGATAATAGCTATTTACGGAATAAACCCACCAACACCAACAGAGCGACGAGTCCAGCGAAACCAGATTCGCCGAATGTGTTTATGATTGATGTCAGGTTACCAATAACATTTACGCCAAAGACACCACTTCCAAATAGCACTTCACCAACGGCTCCAATTGCTACAAAAGAAATGAGTAGGTGAGCTATATCGTCCACCCAACCTTTGACCAATGAGATGACTTCCTTCATTGTTTATCTCCCGTTTATTTTCTTATCATTTAACAAAAAAGGGATTTTTAACTTCCGTTTTCTGCTGTCAAGATATCTCTCGACATAAATAAATATATTATATACAATTTTTTATTTTGCAATATATATGCACTCATTTTTTGTTTATTTTATATTTATTTATGAGTTATAACATCTATTTTTAATACAATGCAAGGAAAATATAATGAGTCAAGATTACGAATTATTTAAAGGTAAATCACTATCATCATTATTTCAAGACATTTATGACAATTCTAAACATAATAAAACACAATTAGAATTATTGGTTAAAGAACTTACGAGTTTTATCAAGGATGGGGATATGGCTATTCAGTTAATTCCTATGATAAAAGAGTATTTAGAAATAAATGTAAAGAATGATGAACAATTAATTAAGTTGGCTACCGTAGTTCAACGATTAATTTCTGCTGAAGCCAAAGGTGGTGCAGAAGCAGAGTTCGGTTTATCAGACAAAGAGAAAGAACAACTACTCAAAAGTATAGATGATGTAGTTGTGGACATACAAAAAAAATCAGACGAAATCACAGACGATATTCAAACAGCCAAGGATAATTAATGGCATATAAAATAAATCGAGATGACGAACATATCGTTATTGGAGATGGTCCAGTAACTCAACGCGCAGTTCGTAAGATGATGAAACAACAAAAAGCTCCTGAGTTTTATGAGCTTGAGGCTGCTGAAGTTATTGAGTGTTTTCTTGATGATGAAGATTTACCATATACTCCTGAAACTGGTGAAAGGGATTATTCGTTTTATGGTCACATTAAGGCACGAATGGTCATCAGTAACAAGGGTAGTGATGATATAATTCGGGCAATACCAATGAATTCGGATATTAAAAGATATCCCTATCCTGGTGAATATGTCATTATAGCAAAATATTTTGGACAGTTTTTTTATACACAAAAAATAAATCTAAGAAATAGAACAGATACTAATATTGTAAAGGGGTTAAGTAAATCTACAAAATCATATACCATTGATATAACAAAAGATAATTTACCTCCTGTCAATAATCCACTTATACGAACATTAAATGCAGAAGAAGGTGATGTAACCTTTGAGGGTAGATTTGGAAACACAATTAGGTTGGGTAGTAATGTAAAAGAAATTAAAACAGAAGATGGTGTAGTAGAAAATACTGGAATCTGGAATTCACCTAATCTTATTATGAGAGTAGGTCAAGGAGTAACAGAAAAGATACCTAAAAAACCTATTAAGGAAGATATAAATTTAGATGGTTCTTCCTTATGGATGACTACTAAACAAGTTGTACCATTTAAAAGGTCATCTGAAAAGGCACACGGAAAAACCGTTCCACAAAAATATGATGGAAAACAAATTATTATAAATTCTGATAGGATAGTTTTTAATACTAAATTAAATAGTATTCATGCTTTTAGTAAAAATGAAATTAGTATGGCAGCAGATAGAAGATTAAATTTAGAATCACCTATTGTTAATTTGGCAGATAGAATGGCAGACCAACCGGCAATTGCTGGTGATGTATTAATGGATGATGTTATTTGGCCAATAGTTGATGCATTGGTTTCATTTGCAAATCAAATAGCACCATCAATGGGTTCAGTAATAGATTTTAAAATACCGATAGATAACATTATAGGACCATCAATGGAATTGGCACAAACACTTTCACAACTTAAATCTTCACACAAGGATTCACCAAAAAGTACTACGGTATTTGTTGGAAATCCTAAAGGACCTTCAGTATAATGGCAACAAGATGTAAATCAATAGCTGGACAAAAGGTAACATTAGGTCCAGGTGATATAATCATAGAGGGTTCTGAACTTATTGAGGGAAGTGCAATTTGTGATAATAGAGAAGAATATCCATTTAAATTTATGGAAATGGAATGTGTTGCAGGTGATGATGGGGCAACTGTAATTTGGCCCGATACTGGTAATGATTTGATGAGGTATGAAGAGGGGGAAGAAGTACCAATAGGAACTACATTACATAAAGGGTGTGTACTTGAAAAAGGTGTAATAAAATGTGCACCTTATATAACCCAAGATTTATCAACAGCTACTGGTGATGATACAAAGGGAAATGATGGTGATGATGGAGAGGATAATAAAGGTTTTTGTGTGGGTTCTGGTAATGTTAATTTACCATCTAAAGAAGAAAAAGATTTTCTTGCAGATATAGCAAATTTTCAAATACCTGATTTACAGGCTTGGGCACTAAGTGGGTTTACTGCTAAAGTACAAGAGATGGTGGGTAAACTTAGTGCGGCATTAGGAAAATTAACTGCAGAAGTTGATGCTATTGTATCTAAAGCAAAACTTGATCCTGAAGATGTTTGTACACCACCAGTAAAGGCAGTTATTAGACAAATGCAGGCAGTATTAAAACAATTAATGAAAATAATGCCAATATTAAAACAGATAATTCAGATAGTAAAATTAATTAATAAGATTGTAAAAATAGTAAAAAAGATTTTAAAATGGACACCACCATTTATTGTTCCTATCGTTGAATCATTATTAGCAATATTAAATCTTGCAGGATTAATAGATATGGTAGTTTCTACATTAGTAAAAACGATAGGTAAATTTACAGCAATATTACCAAGTTTACAGGCACAATTAATGAGTATACTTGCACAATGTGCAATAGATGCAGGTGGACAACCACCAAAAACTAAAGAGGAATGTGAGGCAGCTGGTGGAACTTGGATTGATCCTGATGAATTAAAAGAGTTGGAAGATATGTATAATAAGATGATAAGTGAAACACAAAATTTAGGTATGGATGAAAAAGTTGGATTTTGTTCTATAACAGAATATATAGATAAGAAATCTTGTGAAGATAATGGTGGTGTGTGGACAGATTTAGATACTGATACAAATTTTGATGATGTAGATACATCAGCATTATCAAGTGAATTGGCAAAACAAATGGAAGAATTAGAAAGATGTTTTGCAAGTCCAGAATTAAATGAATATTTAAGAGGTTTATAGTAAAGGAGTAAACAATGAAAAAACAAGAACTGATAAAGATAATCGAGTTGGTAGTTCGTAAGGAAGTTAAAAAACAAATGAATGAGATATTTATTAAAGATAATGACTCATCTTCACTTGCCGAATTAGTTACAGCTCCAACACCAAAGAAAGTTCAGAAACCTAAAAAGGAAGTAAATTACACCTCAAACGAGGCACTTAATAAAGTTCTGAATGAAACCGTTGGTGGAGTTCCACAAGGAGAAAGTGGTGAATATCCAACTATGGGTGGTGGAGTCTTTGATAGTAGTAAGATGAATGAAATTCTTGCAAGAGAAACTGGATTAGGTGATACAGAAACCGTAAAGGAAAAGAAACGAGAAATAGCAGCAGTTGATTCTATAAAGAAAGCTGGAGTATCAGTTGAGCAAGTTCCTGACCATGTGACGAACGCATTAACTAAAGATTATTCTAAGGTAATGAAAGCCATAGAACAAAAAAAAGGTGGAACGAACTATCGTCCATAAGAGGTGAGTAATGGCATTAGATAAACAATTTCTAAGGTATAAACTTGAGAGTATTAAAAATAAAAGAATTTTTAAAGACCAAGATACTGAAACTAAAAAAAGAATAAGAAAAGAAAATGCTAAATTATCTGCAGAAGAAGCAGATGCAATACATTCTTATTTGACTGGTGAGGATAATATAGATAAACTTGACAATAAATCCTTTTTAGAAAATAGAGCACCTGGTAATTTGTTTCTAAATCCAAAACAAGTTACGATGGGAAAAAGAAAAGAGTGGGTTGGTAATCTAAATATTAAACAAGTTCAACGAGATCCTAAAATTAAAAAAAGTGCATTATCACAAATGTTAAAAAGATTTAGGACGGTATCAAAATTTAATATAGATTTTGCAAAACAACTTATAATATTTAAAAGAATTTTTGATAAATTAAATATTATGTTTAGTTCAAGTACAATTAAAACTGATGGAATAATAGATGCTGGTGGATTTAAAAGTAAAGGTTCAATCGGAATTACAGAGGATTTTGTTGTTTCAGATACATCACCATCAGGAATAACAGTTCGTAAAAGAATTGTGGTAAAGAATGGTTTGATTGTCGGTCAAGAGGTAATTAATAATTAATAGGAGAATATAGTGGGAGCAAGAGAAAAAGATTTAAATCCAGATGTACATATTGGATTAGAACTTCCTATTGGATATTCTACTACTGGATATTTTAAACAAACTAAAACTACTCTTCAACAGGCAAAATATAATATTATAAATTTATTACAAACTATTCCTGGAGAAAGACTCGGACAACCAGCTTTCGGTTCGGAATTACATAATATTTTATTTGAACCTATGAATGAAGATTTTTCTGATATTTTAGAAGATTCTATTAGGACATCAATATCAACTTGGTTGCCTTACATAAACATTAAAAAAATAAATATTACATTTCCAGAATACAATGTAAATAGAGTTAATATATCGATAGATTTTGGTTTATCATTTGAACCAGATAGATTTGAATCTGTATCAATTAATTTCGACCAATTCGAATCGGCTATTAATGAATAAGGGAGAAGAAAATGGCTACAAAGGGAGTTAGTAAAGATGTTAAATATTTAAATAAGGACTTTTCTGCATTTAGAGATGGTCTTATTGAATTTGCTAAAACATATTTCCCAAATACATATAACGATTTTAACGAAGCAGATCCAGGTATGATGTTCATAGAAATGGCATCATATGTTGGTGATACTTTATCATATTATATGGATGAACAATTTAAAGAAAGTATGTTAGCTTTTGCTGAAGAAAAGAAAACCATATATGAAATTGCACAAGGATATGGATATAAACCAAGACAGGCATCACCTGCAACTATAACCCTTGATGTTTTCCAAACCGTACCTGCAGATCCAAATAGTGTTGTAGATGAACAAAGACAACCAAATGAAGATTATTGTATGCATATACCAGCTGGAATGCAAGTAACATCAGATAATGGAACGGTTTTTAGAACAACTGGTGATGTAGTATTTAGAGATTCTGGTTCGTTGAGTCCAAGACAAGATGATATATTTGAAGTTGATGATTCACAAAATATTACTAAATGGTTATTGAAGAAACAAGTTAAGGCAGTTAGTGGAACAATTACTAAAGATTATCATAGTTTTGGAGAAGCAGAGCAATATAAAAGAATAGCACTTGATAAAGAACCAGTATTAGAAATAATTTCAGTAACAGATAGTGATGGTAATAATTGGTATGAAGTTCCATTTTTGGCACAAGATACGGTATTTGCAGATTTTGAAAATACTGAGAACAATTCACCTGATTTAGTGGGTGGTAGAAATTTTGCACCATTCTTATTAAAACTTGTTAAGACATCTAAAAGATTTAAAACATATATAAGACCAGATGGTAGAACTGAAATGAGATTTGGTTCTGGTACATCAACAAGTTCTGATGAAGAAATCATACCAAATCCAAATTCAGTTGGTTCAAATTTACCAGGAACACCAAGTTTCCTTGATACATCATTTGATCCAGCAAATTTTTTGAAAACAGAAACTTATGGTCAAGTTCCAACAAATACAACACTTACTATTGAGTATTCCTATGGTGGTGGAATTAATGATAATGTGGCATCAAATACGATTAACAATATTACATTACAGGATCCAAAATTTGATAGTTCTCTAAATTTAGATAGTAATTTACAGACTATAACTCAAGATTCATTGGCAGTTACAAATCCAGAACCAGGAACGGGTGGTGGTGGACCAGAAACAATTGAGGATGTTAGAACAAATGCCGCAGCATATTTTCAAGCACAAAGTAGGGCAGTAACAAAGGATGATTATATAACTCGTGTTTATTCATTACCACCAAAGTATGGTAATATAGCTAAAGTTTATATGATACAAGACGAACAAGTAGCAGCAACTGGACAAAATGAAGCAGACCCAACATTTCAACCTAATCCATTGGCATTAAATATGTATATGTTGGGATATGACAATAGTAAAAAATTAGTTTATATAAATAATGCTGTTAAGGAAAATATAAAAACATATTTAACTCAATATAGAATGATGACAGATGCAGTTCAATTAAAAGATGCGTGGGTTATTAATATTGGAATAGAATTTGCAATTTACACGAAAAAAGGATTTAATAAAAATGAAGTATTGTTAGGATGTGTAAATGCAGTAAGAAATAAATTTAATATTGATAGATGGCAAATTAATCAACCAATTATATTAGCAGATGTAGTTTCTGATATATTAAGTGTAGAAGGTGTTGCAACTGTAGTCAAACCATTTGAAAGTAGTACAGAACTTGTTTTAATAAAAAATAAATGGGGAACTATTGGTGGATTAACTTATTCTGATAATATATATGATGTTACATCCGCAACTTTTAATAGTGTAGTTTATCCATCTGTTGATCCTGCAATATTTGAAATTAAATACCCCGATACTGATATTCGAGGTAGGGTAATGGGAGATATATAATGCATTATTTTGAATTCGCAACAAAGGATACAACACTATACGAGGAAAGTCAGAGTTTAAATAGTGGACTTGATGAAATTCTTGAGGTTAGAAAAGATAAAAATGCAGATGGTTCTGTGATATATGTTTCTCGTGCTCTTATTAAATTTGATTTAACTTATATTTCACAATCTGTAGTTGATGGTCTTATATCAAATCCTACTTACTATTTGAATTTATATGATGCTAACTCACAGGCATTAAATATATCACAGACATTATATGCATATCCAGTAAGTCAATCTTGGGATGTGGGTTCTGGCCGTCAAGATTCAAATCCTATTATCGAAGATGGTGCGAGTTGGAGATATAGAGATAATGGAACAACTGAAACACAATGGTCAAGTGTTTATACTGGATCAGGTGGAACTTGGTATAGTGGTTCTGATGGACAATATAGTTTAGAAGCTTCTCAGTCATTTACACACGAAGCGGCAGATGTCAGAATGGATGTAACAGGTATTGTAAATAATTGGATTTATAGTGGTTCTTCATATGCCAATGAAGGATTTATGTTAAAGAGAAGTGGTAGTATAGGAAATTCAGATTCAAGTTTACCAGAAGGTGATACTACACATTATGGAAGATTTGTATTTTTTAGTAGAGATACCCATACGATTTATCAACCAAAACTTGAAGTAGTTTGGGATGACTCAACTTGGGCAACAGGTTCATTATCTGCACTTTCATCTGATAATTTAGAAGATATGGTTCTTTATATGAGAGGATTACGACCTGAGTATAAGGAAAAATCAAAAGTAAAATTTAGAGTTATAGGTAGAGAAAGGTATCCAGAAAAGTCTTACTCAACAAGTGGGTATAGTACGGGATATACAACAGCAAAATATCTACCAAGTGGTAGTACATACTATCAAATAAAAGATGCATATACAGAAGAAATTATTGTTCCATTCGGTAGTGGTTCGGTAGTAAGTTGTGATTCAACAGGAAATTATTTTAATTATTGGATGGATGGATTACAATCAGAAAGATTTTATAGAATAGAATATAAGGTTGTTAGTGGTAGTGGAACTGCCGATGAAACGGTAGAATTTTATGATGAGAAACATACCTTTAAAGTAGTGAGATAAAAAATGCCTTATACAAAAGATGAATTACAAAATCTTCCATTTTATCAAGGCCTAATAACCAAAGATGAAAGTGAATATTTAAAGTTGATTGAAAAAAGATCACAGTCTTGTAGTACCGATGATGGAATTCTTAGGGATAAAAAAAGTAGGAATGTTATTTTATTTGAAAATATAGTTCCAGGTCAAGGAACTGATGGTCAAAGTCATCCTGAAAATTATACTATTTCCTATCAAGGGGGATATTGGATATATGAAGATAGTGAGGAGATTAATAAAATATTCGCAAGAGAATTTACGGAACTCTAATGGCTAAGAAAAAACAATTAACATTACATCCATCAACAGGAAAGTTATCGAGATTGAATGATAAAGATTTGCCTCTTGTTGGTATAGATGGTATAAGTGATGGTGATCCAGTAGCTCCATTCGGAACTTTAAATACTGATATAATAGAATATTGTGTTTATGATACAAAGGATAATTATCTTGCCTCTGGTGAACTTGAATATCCACTACCACCATCTTTAGATATAGGTTCTCATCTTAGAAATCTTGGTTATGAAAGAGGAACATATAAAATTGTTTATAATTTTCTAAGACGAATTGGTGGTTCATCTAATTATATTTTAACAAAAAAATCAGATAAAAGTATTTTTACCGATGATTATATGGTTGATACAAATGGTAAGATATATGCAAGTCATGAACCTATTCCTGGAACACAAGTTCCTTTATTGGATGAAAATGGAGTTGCAATAGAACTACTTGTACAAGATGATAAACTTTGGTTACAAGAACTATCACCATCTCGAACTGAAATAAGATTAAGACCAAATCCAGGAATTATTGATACCGATTATTTCGAGGCCTTTAGATTATTAGGTTATACTTGTTTATCTTATACTGATGTGAGCGGGGAATCTAATATAACATTTGGTAATAATGGTGATGTAGCAACAATAAATGGTGGAAATATATCATTAACAGATGCGATGAAAGGTGGAACTCTTAAAATTAGAGATGCATTTATCATTGATTATGAAGAGGTTCCAGAAGTTATATCACGATACAATCCAGTAGTTGATAATGAAACTGTACAGCCTGTCGAAAGTTTAGTAACAAATGGCCATTTTGCAAATCAAGAAAATATTGATGAATTAGGAGTAAATTCTGGAAATCATCAGATAATTACATTTGCAAATCCAGGAGCAAGTACATTTGTTTTGAGAACTTCTAATTTTGGGGATGAAACTAATGATAACAATTATCAACTTTTATTAAATGGGATACCTGGTGAAACTTATATAATGAGTTGTTGGGTTCATTGGGATCAAGCATGGCCAGAACTTACTCACCGAGAACTATTTAGTGGAAAGATAGAAGTAGGTGGAAGTGAACAAAGTTTTAGTGATAACAAACAAAGACTTAAAGTTAAAAATATAGATGGTATTGTTTGGGAACTTATGTATCAAGCAATAACACTACCATCTAATGGTGATGGTTCTTTTAAATTAAATTTAGGTAAAACAGCAGATGCAAATGTAGGTAATCGATATATAACAAATGTTCAAATAGAAGCTGGTAGTATAGCAGGACAACCAACGCCATATATGATTAGTGGTGAGAGAATAGAAGAAGAAGATGTACCAACATCAGGACTTATTACTTTTATAGACAATGATACTGTAAGAGCAACTTTTACGGATGAAGATGATGGATTTATTGAAGAGATGGTCGGTGGAAAAATTTGTATTAAAGATGCTTATGTAGCAGACGAAAATTATAGTCAAGATAGTCAGATAACTATATTGGATGATGTTGAGATAGCAAACGCTGGTGCCGATGATATTGTAAAGGGTGCTGGTGAATTTCGAGTAAGTCCATATCACGGAGATGGGGCCGAAGATATATCGGGTAACTTAGGAATATGGTTACAAGTTGATTGGCAATATGGGTTAATTCATATAAAACCAAATGGTACACAGATTACGGTTAGGGCTAATTACGATAGTAATTGGAAAAAGTCTAATTATTACACAATTCCAGATTTTCAATTGGGAGATAAACTAAGACTTACTGCAAATAATATAAGTGGTAAGGCTGGTATACTTACTCGAATGGAACATATATTAGGTTCTGCAAAAAGTACTTATCAATCAGGAGATCCAGAAGCAGATTATGATTTACCTGACGATGATGGAGATGATACATTTTCTGTTGATAATCCTGGTGTATGGAATATTACACAAGTAAATGGTGAAGATTATACTGGGGGTGTTAAAGTATTACATGATTATGAAACAGATGGTGATAATGATTTTTGGAAATTAGATACTATACATACAAAGTTAAGAAAGGCAGCTTGGATATGGGCTGACCAAACAGAAAATAATCAAACAGTTGTATTTGAATGGCAACCAAATGATGTAACTTCTAATATTTGGAGATATCCAGATCCTAATCTTTGGTCTGATGCAGTAAAACCATCTGGATGGACTGATGGATTTAATTGGTTTGCATATGGGAATAATGATAGTAGAAGATTTGATAGGTCAGATTGGCATAGTGGTTGGATAGGATATCACGCTAAATGGGTAGAAGGTGAAGGTGAATTTGGTGAAAATTGTATGAAATTCATTGACCAAAATTCACAATTTAACGCTCCTAACCACAATGATTATCAAGGTCCTCATAGAACTGCATTCAATACAGATGAGGACGAACCATTATCTTTAGCACATAGATGGTTAGGAATTGCACAAAAATTACCACATAAACTTGTAAGTCAAGGAGTTAAGGCTGGAGATCAAATAACAATATCTTGGAATCAAAAATCTGATACACCAAATAAAGGTGCACTTGTTGGGTTGTTACATAGTAAAAAAAGTGATGGATCAAGATATTGGGGGGATCAAGGAAATAGTGGTGTATGGGGAACTAATTTAGCAACTATTGGTACTGATGAAAGTGGAGTTCCTTACAAGGAGGCATGGGAAAGAGAATGGTTTAGGTACAAACCCGTTTCACAAGTTGGAAAATGGGAAAGAGTTAGTTATAATGCAATAGTAGAGGAAAATTTTGATTTAACTAAGGATACTACAATTTATGTATATGGTAATTATGGTCCTGAAGGTATTTTGTGGGTACAAAATGTCCAAATTGAATTAACAGAAAATTACGAAAAATTAGAAGTATCACCTGTAACGACTGATTTAATAGGTGAAATAGTATCAGTAGAAAATTCTATGCAACATGGTGGTAGAGTTAGTACTGCAACACTTTTTGCAGATTATCAAAGTTTAGCTCCAGATGGTACAATATTTGATAACGATGCTAACATACGAAGGTGGAATACATTTACAGATTTTTATGTTGATTATACTTCATCTTTAGCAGAAACTACTCCTGTATATGGTACATTACGAGGTGATATTAAAAATATAAATGGTAATAATATTACATTAGAAAATAGTTATGTTGAACTTGGAGAACAAGATGGACATGATTTTGATAATACTTTAGATGTAAATCAAAACTCTACTTTTGATAAATGGTTTATACAATATCCACATGATAATTCAACTGATTTGAGTAAATTATTAAAAGTTGGACCAAACAATTTTAGTTTAATAACTAATTTTAAAATTGATACACAAGAATATCCTGACTACCCACATTCAGTAGTTTATAAATTATATGAACCTTTACCAGAGGGTATTGAAGAAAAAGATTTTGTTACGGTTGTTAGAGAAATGTCACCACCGATAGAAGAAAATGTTACACTTATTCCTTTTGTTGAAGAATATGTTAGTGATGTAGTTTTAAGAACTCCTGATTTCTTAAATACACAGAGTCCAATAGGACCAGGACAGACAGAATTTAAAAATCGTAATCAGTTAGTATCTTCCGATACTGAAATGAAGGATAATATTGAGAACGAACTTGTAAGTGGTAGTTTAAGTGCAGATATTAATGTTGATTTTACATTATTTGAAAACTTTATTCACTTTAGTTCTGCTGAACAACGACTTAAAAACTTTAAATATAAATTAGATTTAATAGAACAATATACTGATAGAAGTGCATCTTTGGCAGGAGCTGGAAGTGGTTCAGCTGGATTAAGTGGATTTAAAAAGGTAAAGGCAGACCCAGGAGCAGGTTCTTATTTAATTGTATCTGGATCAGGTACATTTAGTCCATCATTTACACCAATTAGTGGTTCGTTGACTCAAGTACAATATTGGGAAAAGCAACGAATGGAGACTATTAATTCGTTTGATAAATTTGAAAAATATATGTTTAATCAAAGTTCTTCTTTTTCAAGTGAATCTGTTGGGATATTTCATGATAATGCTTGGCCCAAAGAATCAGGTGAAGGAACATATTCCAACCCATATATTCTATATAGAACTTCTGAATCAAAAGCTTCAAATTGGTATTCAAATCAATTAGTTTCTGCTTCAGATTACGATAAAGCAAATAAGCATAGATTACAAGGACATCTACCGATGTTTGTACAGGATAATGATGAGAACGCAGTATTCTTAAAATTTATTGATATGGTTGGACATCATTTTGATGATATATGGACATACATAAAGGCTATGACAGCTGTGCATGATAGGAGAGATAAACTTTCAGAGGGAATTGCAAAAACTTTAATACATCCTGTTGCACAATCACTTGGGTGGACGGTTCACGATGGTAAATCTTTAATTGCATTACCACAATATATGTTTGGAATGCAAGTAAGTGGTTCTGAAAAGCCAGTAGAGTTTGGAACAACTGCTGAACGAGATATATCAAGAGAAATTTGGAGTCGTATTTTAAATAATATGCCTTATTTCTTAAAGACAAAAGGAACATCACGAGCAATTAAAGGATTAGTAAATTGTTATGGTATACCATCAAGTATTTTACGAGTTACTGAATATGGAGGACCTGCACTACCAGGAAATTCAGCAGACCATTTCTTAACAAGAAAATTTACAAAGGCTTTAAAATTCTTTGGGGCATCTAATAATACTTATGTTTCTACAAATAGTTGGTTTCCCGTAGTATCTGGTAGTGCAACTAATAGAGTTCCTGATACGGTAGAGTTCAGATTTTCTGCAGCTACTGGTTCAAATCAAGTGTTGGTAAGACGAGGTAATGATTGGGCAATTAGATTAAAAGATAATGGTTCAAGTGACACTCGTGGTTATGTATCTTTTATGTTAAGTGGTAGTCATGGATATAATGAAATTTCATCTTCTGAGTTTCCTGTATTTGATGGAGAATTTTGGTCTGTAATGTTGACAAGAACTATGAGTGGTTCTGCTAAAAGTTTTGTATCAAGTGATACTGGTAGTTTAAATGTTGATTATACATTATATACTAAAAAATATGATGCTGGTAGAAGTAAAATTATTTATGAATCTTCTGTTGGAATGGCAATTAGTGGTTCTGTTGGAGTTAATTCGGGTTCGTATAATTTAGCATATTCTGGTAGTGCTACAACAGTTACTTTAGGTGGACCACAAAGTAGTGATTTTGGTGAATCATTAAGTGGTTCTATGATGGAATACAGAAATTGGACTACGGCATTACAAGAAAGTGCATTTGATAATCATGTGGCCGCTCCAATAGCATTTGATGGTAATACACCATCTGCATCTTGGGAAGATTTAGTTACTCGATATTCATTTGATGACGATAAAGATTTAAGTGTAACTGCAAATCAATGGTTTCAAGATGTAACTGCCGACCAATCATTTACAGCATCTGCAAGTCCAAGTGGATACTCAAGTGCAATGGGAGATCATTTTGCATCTGTAGTAGATGAAACAAAAATGAAAGTTCCTAACTTGGGACCAAGTGGTAGGTCATCTAATAAATTAAGAATTGAAGCAGATGAGAGAATTGATGATGTTGGTAACCCAGTTTTAAAATTTGGTGAAAGTATAACAATACCAGCTTATGATAAAGCACCAATAGATTCTAACAAACTTGGAGTATTCTTTTCACCATCTGCAGCCATAGATGAAGATATTATTTTATCAATGCCTAATCTTGATTTTGACCAGTATATTGGTGATCCTCGTGACCAATATAACGAACAATATACAGGACTTGTAACGGCAAGAAACTTATATTGGCAAAAATATTCGGGACCAAATAACTTTTGGGATTATTTGAGATTGTTAAAATATTATGATGCATCATTATATAAACAAGTCCACGATTTAATTCCAGCTCGTGCTAATGCCACGGTTGGTATTTTAATTGAACCTACGGTTCTTGAGAGAGATAAGATTATTATTGGTAAAGAACCTACTTGGGAAAAACAACATCATGTTACAACAATTGATATAACAAATGAATATTCTGAAAGTGCTGCATACCAAACATACGAAGATAAAATGAATTGGTCTAATCCGTATGGAATTAATAAAGAAACTATGGAAACTGGATCATATTTATCTTCTTCTGCACAATGGGAAACATTTGAGGTCGATTTAACTTATACAGATCCGTTTAGGGTTAATTACTATACACAACTTAGTGGTTCAGAACCAAGAGGATTTATTTCTGCATCTGCGTTTGAAATTACTCCAGAATTGTTGAATACATTACCTATAAATTTATATGATCCACATAGATTAAATAATAGAACTCAAACAACTGGTTCTTCTGTTAATTGGACTGCAGAAGTTGTTTCTTGGAATGCACCAAGTAATACCTTAGCCGAACAGGCAGCAGGAACTGGTTCATTTGTGTTAAAACATATTTTAGAAAGACCAGCAATATATGATATTGGTGATAGAGACGATAGTGGTTGGTATGGTTCAGATTATTCTGGATCAACAATTCAATATGGTAGTGTTAAGAGTATATTTGAAGAAGTTTTAATGCCACGATATGATAGAAATGTATTATCAAGATTTAATGATGAGATAGAATATTTTTATGGTAGTCAAGAAAGTGCTTCACTACATAAACCAAATTCATCAAGTTTTGTTAGAACTGATTTAGATAATAGATGGGATGAAGCAGTAGGAACTGATAGATTATTTTATGTAGGATGTGTACAAGATGATAGCACAACTATAGCAGATGATGGGAAAAATTGGGAAGATAATTCACCAGCATTTAAAACTGAAATAGTATCACCTACTAAATTAGTAACATCCGATAAACCAACTACTAAGATGGATGTTAAGAACAAATAATGATAAAAATTTAAAAGGATTATATTTATAAGAGAAGAATAACAAGTTTTATTATGTCGAATCTTATAAATTATATAAAATCCGTACTATATAGGAGAAAAAACAATGGGATATTTAGATAATTCAAGCCGAACATTAGACGCCATATTGACAAAGAAAGGTCGAGAAATTTTGTCAAGTGGTGGAGATTTTAATGTTACCAAATTTGCCTTGGGTGATGATGAGATAGATTACGCTCTGTGGGATACTACTCATACACAAGGAACGGACTATTATGGTGCGGTAATAGATAATTTACCAGCACTCGAACCTTTCAATGATCCATCAGAGATTATGAAGTATAAACTTGTAACTCGGACTTATGGTTGTGAGGCCATGGCCAAGTTAGAAGATAAAGGTAATACTTCTTCCGACCTTGGTGATGTTAATTGGTATAATTCAGCGGGAGATGGAAATACAAATAGAGTTGTCATTAATCCAGCAGCACCTAACAATTTTGCAGGTGATTGGCCAAAAGGTGAGTTAGGTGGTGGAGCCATAGGAAGTGTAGGATTTAATATTGGACATATTTCAAATTTTCAATCTGGTAATATGGATTATAACACATTGTCAGGTGAAACTTATACGGTAACACTTTTAGATTCAAGTGTAGCGTGTTTAGCACCAGAATGGGAATTATCTGAGTCAGGTGGTGGTGCACCAATTGCACAAATTAATGCAGTAGGAACACCTAATACTGGATATAGTGGTTCAGATAAATTTTGGATGCCTTTTGTAGATAATGTACAACATATATCACAAACAATGTCTGGATTGATAAAACAAGGTAATAAACTTACAATACCAAATGATGGTAGAGAAGTACTACTTTACAGTAAAAAAGTAACTGCCGATTCAACAACATCTATAGTAATAACTGGTGATTTATCAGGAGCAGTATTAGAGTTTGATGTAACTATTGATTATAACTCATAAGGATAGAGAATGGGATTTATAAATAATACTTCATACATTTTAAATGCAGTATTAACCAAAAAAGGTAAGCAATATCTCTCAAAAAGTGATGGTAAATTTAATATTACAAAATTTGCATTATCAGATGATGAGATAGATTATACCTTATGGGATACAGCACATCCACTTGGAACAGATTATTATGGTGCTGTATTAGAAGCAACTCCAATGATAGAACCTTGTGTAGATCCTGAAGTTGTAATGAAATATAAGTTAATTACCATTCCAGTAGGAACGAAGGCATTACCTTATATTAGTAATGTAACACCAAATTCTTTACTTGGAGATAATGCATTAGAAACTACATATAATTCTGTGGATGTACAGCCTTGGACATTTAATGACCATGTAATAAATCCATCTACGAGTGGAGCAGATGGAGCATTTTCAGCTGAAGATTATAGTTTCTTAGTATTAAATAAAAATGTAGTTGATGTAGGAACAGGACAAGGTGATGAAGTTAGTTTTACTGGAGGGGCAATTTATGGTGAAGAAACTGGAAGAACAAGTAAAAAAGTAGTTTCACGAGTTGCAACAATAAGAACACAAGAGGGAACGGTAGGAACATCAAGGGAAACATCAATTATTATAACTGGCCAAATGTCAGGAGCAATTTATGTTTTACCAGTAAAGGTTAATTATGTAGACAATTCACCTGGAGAGTAAGATTATGGGATTTATAGATAAGAGTACTTTAGCTGTAGACGCAATACTTACAAACAAAGGTAGGGATTATTTAAGAAAAGCAGTATTTGGTGAGAATCAAAATGGTGAACATATCATTACTAAATTTGCATTAGCAGATGATGAAATTGATTATAGTTTATGGGATGAAACTGTAAGTGATGTTACAACTTTTGCAAAACCATATGGTCAAGTGATTGATAATCAACCATTGACAGAACCAAATGTAAATTGGAAATCACCAACGGATGGTGAAATTATGAGATATTTTATATTTAAAAGAAAAATTCAAGAGAGTCCAGATGTACCAACACCAACTTTTTCTGTTGGTGATACGGATGGGAGTAAGTAATGGGAGTATTGGGAGCACTTCAAACTGGAAAAGATGGTACACCAGAAAAGAAAGTACTGAGTGGTTTAAGTACGGTTAGATTAAAGGCAAAAGATGTTTCAGCTACAAAAAACACTACTTTACAGATTACTGGTGAGAGAAGTGCAGCAACTTGGACTATAAATGTAATAGTGAATAAGGGGGCATCAGTTAGTAATTATAGTCCACCTCCAGTTCAAACTACAGCACCACCTCCAGTAGCAGGATTTACTTACGATGTGGGTGGTAATGATAACAATACACCACCAATTGGTGATGGGACAATATTTTAATTATGGGATATTTAGACAAATCAAAACAAACTGTAACAGCACATTTTACCAAAAGAGGTAGAGAGTTATTGGCAGATGCATTAGCTGGTGATACAAGTGGTGATTATATAATTACAAAATGGGCTTTAGGTGATGATGAAATAGATTATTCTTTATATGATGAATCTCAACCAACTAATTTGAGAGGTAGAGTTATAGAGAATATGCCTGTGGTGGAAAGTCCAGTTCACGATTCAGAAGTAATGAATTATTTTATAGTACATCCACCTCCTGTAGCATTACAAACATCATTAACTAATATACCAGCACAAATAGATTTAACAGGAAAAAATGATGTAATTGATGTAAGTCCATTAACTGAAAATTTGTATTATTTTGATGAAGAACAACAGGCATGGAGAGATGATGAAACATATAAATTTGAACTTGGTGCTGATAACTTAGTTGATATGTATGATATTAATAACCCACCTGTATCAGATTTTATATTTGCAGTAGATAGTCAAGGTTCACCCGTAGTTGGAACACCACCAATTGCAAATTTTAATTATAATGTTGTTACAGAAACTACACCAGAAATACCACCAGGATGGAATGCGGGAAGTGGTCCACCACCTGGAGTAATTTAAGGAGATAAGATATGGGAGTAACACAAAATATAGCACCAGTTACTATAACTTTTCAAAATACATCACAAGGTGATGGTTTAACATATAATTGGAGCTTTGGAGATGGAGGATCATCTACACAGGCCAATCCAACACATACATTTCAGGCAGGTGTATGGGAAGTTACCTTGACTGTAACAAATGAAAATGGATCAGATGTAAGTTCTGTAGTAATAGTTGCAACACAACCAACTCAAGTAGCTAGTCCAAATGTTGTAACACCACCAGCTGGATTTAGTGCAAATGATGGACCACCACCTGAATTCCAAAATCAGAATGGTCAACAACAAAATGGTCAACAACAGCAACAACAGCAACAACAGCAACAGCAACAACAGCAGCAACAGCAACAACAGCAACAACAAACAATGACGGGTCCACCACCTGGAGTAGTGACAGGTGGAGCAGGTGGGTATAATCCATAAAATTTAATGAGAATATATTAAGTGTATATTTATACATAAGGAGATAAACAATGAGCGAAATAGACAATTTTTTCACACCCTTACAGGGTACAGATAAGAGGACGAATATTCCAAGTACGATATCTTCTCCAGTTTGGTCGGGAGGAGCAGCTACTTTAACCGCCTTTTATACTGGTTCTACTCAAAGTGGAAGTAGTGGAGCTTGGTACTATGATGTTTATGACAAAGCGGGAAGTGATTCAACACGAGAAGTTCAATTTGCAGTAGCTTATGGACATTACGATGGAAGTGGTTCTTTGTCTACTTCTGATGGAAACAATCCATCTAAGGCAATTTATCGTCAATTTAGAAATGTTTGTATTAAAAATTCTACAAGTACAGATAAATTTGAATTTCCATCTGGTAATTCAAATACTGGTGATAAAGGAAAATCCATTTATGTGATATCTGTAAACAGAGCACGATACAGAGAAAAGTTGGATCCAGGAAACTGGGAACTTCATGTAAGTGCAAGTGCAGGTTCAGGAAAAAGAGTAGTTAAGTTAATTGACGATAGTGGAGCAACTGCAGATTCATCAGTAAAAGCTTCTGAAAGAGTTTTTAATGTTGTTAGTGGTTCTATACAAAGTGGAACTTCTTCAATATCTGGTAGTGGAGCATCATCAGAAAGAACTGCACTTGGTTCTTATGGATTATTCTATCCTGAATTAGGACTTATAGTGTTGAATGGAAAAAGATTAGATTTAGCAGATGATTTAAATCTTGCAACTAATACAACAGCTGATACCAATCAAAATAATGCTTTAAAATTATTTAACGCAATTGTTAATGGTGGTAAATTTCAAGCTCGTAGAGAAGAACAGATTAAGTCATCTCATTATTTCTGTAGAGTTAGGTCTGATGAATATAATTGGAGTCAGAATCCAACTTATTATACTGGAACTTCTGCAGAATTAACTAATACAACTTTTATTCAAGATCCTAAGTCATATATCACTACGGTTGGTCTATATAATGATAATAATGAGTTATTAGCAGTTGCTAAACTAAGTCAACCTTTATTGAAATCAAGAGATAGAGAAGCAGTAATCAAAGTTAGATTAGACTTTTAGGAAAAGGAGATTTTAAATGGCTTTTAAAGTTTTCGATCCTGACAAAAAAGTAGAAAATTTATATACCACAGTAGCCGAACCAATGTGGTCGGGTGATACTGGTAATATAACTACTTTTTATACTGGTTCAACACAAGATTCTAATAATGGTAAATATTATTATGATGTCCATGCATCAAATGACCAAACTCAACCAGTTGAATTTGCTATAACATATGGACATCAACATGGTTCTGGGTCAGAGGGTTCAACTACTGCAGGAACAACTAATCCTACTAAGGCAATATATTCTCAATTAAGACAAGTCCTATTACCTGCTGAAACAACTCAATTTAATTTTCATGGTGGTTCAGGAACCGATTATAAAAGTGAAGATGTTTTTGCGATAGCTGTAAATAGAGCACGGTATAGAGAAAAAATGGATCCAGGTAATTGGGAATTACACTTATCAAGTGGTAGTCGCTCAATAAGATTAATTGATGATAGTGATGCAAATAAAAATCCACAACTTGGTAATGCCAAAAGGGAATTTAATGTAGTTAGTGGTTCTGTAGCAAACGGAGTTCATACAACGGCATCTACAACAGCAACTTCAACTAATTCTGGTTCGTATGGTTTATTTTATCCTGAACTTGGTATGATTATTTTGAATCCTAATTCCTTAGCATCTGGTTCAGTAAATACTTCTGAATCTGCTTTCATAGAACCACTCGTAAGGAGTACTGGTACAAATAATTTGAATCATAGAAAACTATTAAAATCTATTGAGAGTGGTTCATATTTTTCAGCCCGTAGAGAAGAACAAAAAAGAAGTTCATTCTATTTTTGTGATGTATTGGCAGGTGAATTTAATCATAGTCAAAATCCTTCATTTTTTACTGGTTCAAATGCTGAATTGGTAAATAATTCATTTAAACGAGAACCTACTACTTATATTACTACTGTAGGTTTATACAATGATAATAATGAATTATTAGCAGTGGCTAAGATGTCAAAACCATTTAAAAAAGATGCAAATACTGAAGCACTAATCAAAGTAAGACTTGACTATTAAAGGAGAATCCAATGTTTAAGGATATATCCCCAAGTGATAGATCAGTCAAAGACTTCAAAACTTATAAACAATTCACATTTACAAATACAGATAGTGGGAGTGGTGTTTTTGGTTTACAAGGAACAAGTGGAAGTTTCCATAATTTTTTAACTGGTTCTGCCGCATCCCAAAGTTTTGGTATTTATAATGAATTATCTCAGAGTCTAAATAAACATTGGAGTACTTGGTATAGTATGGGAACATTTTATAAACTTCCTTTATATTATCAAATAAGAAATTGTTATTATCAATATGATACTATTCCTAATCCTAAATCTAATACAACAAGATTTCCAATATATAGTGGTGGAAATTGGAGTAGAAAATATCCGTATGGTAGAGAAGATTGGGGTACGATAGTTCCAAGAGAATTACATGATAATGTTAATGTTATCACGATTCCACAGCAATATTTTGGTGAAGAAATAAAACCACTTTCGGTTAAAATTCTTGACGATAGTAGTGATGTAACATTTGATTTACGAGATGATGGACTTGGACAATTATACGATTATAACTTTTCCTCAAGTTATTCAGCTGGAACTGTAACTGCAGAAGGTAGTGGTAGTGCTGTAGGTAATGTATTTTATGAACATGGTATAATTACAATTACAAATACAGGTTCTTATGCAAATGTCGGACTTGGAACTGGTGGTGATGGATGGTCTATTAAATATCAAGCAACAAAAACTTCTACTGAATATCAGTATTTATGTAATGTAAACGAATATGAATTTAATCAAACAACAAATCCAAGTGTTGTTGTTGGTAGAAGTGGGAGTATCATTATACCACAAGATGCTAGATATTGTACAAATGGTAAATTTGGAACGGGTATAGATGCACCACAATATGAGAATACAAAAGATTTAGTGTTACCAGCTGGTAGTAGTTCTTATGCAAGATCATATTCTGGTGGAACAGAATATCGTAGTTTTACTACACATTCAGAATTCGGAACATATATCACAAATATAGGTCTATATAATGATACAAATGAGCTATTAGCAATAGCAAAAATTTCAAATCCAATTAAAAACGATAAAGATTTACCACTTTCATTTTTAGTACGATTTGACTCATAATTCTGCTATATATATTATATTTATTAGTGTAATAATATAACTTAAAATAGGAGAATACTCGTGGACAGCCAAGCACAAGGTCTTGTCGAGGGTTTGATAGGACAATATGGTTGGTTATTTCTTGTGGGTGTAGTGACACTCATCTTTCAAAATACCATAAAAGAAGCCGTAGATGGCATAATGGTTTTTTTAGGTAATGACTATAACGAAGATGATGTCGTAGAAGTTGATGGTGCACCTGGTCGTATAGTAAGAGTAGGAATGTGGAAAACTGTGTTCTTTATTTATCATGTATTAGATGGTAGAGTCGTAGGTGGTTCTAAATTAGTCGTAGCAAATTCTAAGTTGAAAGACCTAAAAATCGAGAAACCATTACCAAATCTTGATTTATCTAAATATGGAAAATAGACAAATCTGATATTTATAGTTGTAGAGCAACGCTAACTGGAGATAAAAATGAGAAAATTATTAATTGGGATACTCTTGTCAACATCTTTGTTTGGCCAAGATTTCATATTAAACTTTTTTAAATATTCTACAGCATACGCTAGTTTTAGTTTAAACGCACCAAGACACCAAGATGACAGATTTGCTATCATTGGTGGTCTTAGTACAGGACAATTAGAAGTAGGTAGAACTGATAGAGAATTAAAACCAGATTTTCAAAAGTCATTTGGATTGAGAAAAATTGGTAGATTCAATTATGAACCAAAACGAGGTGTCAAGAACGCTGGAAATGGTGGAACTTGGTATGATGGTTCTGAACAAAATGCTAACGAGAGTGCTACATTTGGACCTGTACAAGGTTGGGAGTATTTGATTAAAAGGTCGGAAGGTCGTCAATGGGGTAACGAATATCTTAATCAAGAATATTGGGTAAGATATACTGGTGATTGGTTAATGGCTAAAATTGGTTGGACAGAGTTAGGATTGGAAGATATTGAATATGGTCAAGGTGAGTTAAGATTTAAATGGACACCACCTATTGTAGATGATAAATTAAATTTAAGTATT